ATATGAGTAATCCAATCATTAAAATCAAACGTGGTTCAGGCGCACCCGTTAGTCTTCAGACTGGCGAGTTGGCAATGGACGTGCTTAACAAGTCACTCTTCGTCGGCACAGCCGAAGGAGTATTGGCAGTCGGTGGCGAACACGTTTTCGCTAAGAAAACATTTGTTTCCAGCGCAGTTGCGACCGAAACTTCGGCCCGTGAATCCGCTGATACAACGCTTACTAACAGCATCAGTGCTGAAGTAACTCGCGCCCAAGGTGCTGAGAGCGACCTCGCTGACGACATCGCCGCAGAAGCAACCGCCCGTGGCATTGCTATCGCTGCTGCCCAGTCCACACTGGAAGCTGCTGATTCGGCACTCGACGTGCGTGTGACCGCTGTTGAAGGTGACGTTTCTGCAATCCTTTCTGCCTCTGATGCAGACAAAGACAGCTTTGCCGAGATCGTTACACTTATCAACTCGGTTGATACCACTAACGATCAAGCATTTGCTGGATACGTTACATCGAACAATGCTGCTCTCGCAGCCGAAGTCACCAACCGCACCAACGCTGACACCGCTCTTGGTATCCGCATTGATGGTGTAGTTACTTCAGCGACAGCCTTGGCCTCGCGTGTGACCGCAGCCGAAAGCGACATCTCTGCTGAAGAGACTGCTCGTATCGCCGCTGTTTCCGCAGAAGCTTCCGCTCGCGCAACTGCCGTTGCCGCTTTGGAATCTGCTGATGGTGTCCTCCAAGACAACATTGATGCAGAGGCAAGCACCCGCTCTACTGCAGACACCAGCCTTTCCAATCGTATCACGACCTTGGAAACTGTTGGAGTCAGCACACGTCTAACTGATCTTGAGTCTGATGTTGCGGATCACGAATCCCGCATCGCCGCTCTTGAGTCGGTTATTGATGGCGGAACTTACTAAAAACAAACAAAATAAGGAGGCGGGGTCAATACCTCGCCTCCTTATAACTCACCTAAAATCATGGCCAATGTCATAAAATTAAAAAAATCAATTGTTGCTGGGAATATTCCTACGACTGCAAATCTTGCCTTGGGTGAAGGCGCAATAAATCATACGGATCAAAAGATTTATTTCAGACATCCCGGAACTGGTGTTGTATGGAACTTTGCTGGTGGAAGTATTACCACAGGCCCAGTTGATAATTCTATCCTTCGTGCGGATGGAACCTCTGGTGCTACTTTACAAAACTCTGGTCTTATTGTCGAAGACGCTATTGTTTCGATTACAGGAATAACTGGTGACGCTCTAACAGATGTTATTACTGCTACAGGTAGTGCATTTTCCAATGGGCAACCTGTTCGATTCACCGCGCTCACAGGTGGAACCGGACTCAACACTACTACCAACTATTTCGTCCGCGATGTTTCTGGAGCTACCTTTAAACTCGAAACCAGCATTGGTGGAGGAGCGATTAATTTTACAACTAACATCACCGCAGGCACGCTCCACACGGGCCATTCAGTTCAAGTAAATGTCACCCTCTCCGAGAACACCACCGAAACCAACTCTGCACTTGTTCTCACGCCGAAAGGCACTGGGGCTTTTATTCTTGGGCCGAAACCAGATGGAACTGCGACTGGCGGAAATGCGAGGGGATCAAGGGCAGTCGATTTGCAACTGATTCGCGCAGCCGCCGACCGTGTAGCCAGTGGAATTTGGGCCGTCATTGCTGGGGGATATGGTAATGAGGCCAGTGGAGGATGGTCATGCGTTGCTGGCGGAAATGGCAATCGCGCACTTGCAACTGGGTCTGGAATTGCTTTTGGCGAAAGTAATGTTGCAGGCACGGGAGGAAGCGCTTATTCGGCAGTTCTTGGCGGCACGACAAATCAAGCCAACGGAACCTCTTCTTCAATTCTTGGCGGCGAGGATAACCGGACAACAGCTTCATATTCATCTGTCGGGGGTGGATACCGTTCCTTGTCCGACAGATATTCTATGCAGTCACATGGAGCAGGGCAATTTGCCGCTCGCGGCGATGCTCAACGCGCCCGCTTCGTCATGCGCAACAAGACCACGACGAACGCCGCAGTCGAATTATTCTTGGACGGCAGTAGCATACGACTTGGTATTCCATCTGGAAAAGTTCTTGGACTTACAATTAATATTACAGGTATCTCCAGCACAGGTGCGGCAGTGGCACATTACCTTCGTCAATATGCTCTTAAAAATGTCGCTGGAACAACAACTGAAGTTTATGCTCCAATCACTATCGGAACTGATAATGCAGCGGGAACGTCAATTGCACTTTCAGCAAGTGATGCCAATGATTCACTTATTGTTAGTGTGACAGGAACGGCAGCAACTATTTGGCGTTGGGTTGCATCTGTTGACGCAGTTGAAATTGGTTACGGAGTATAATTTTATGATTAAAACATACGGACTTATATTTGCTGATGGAACAAAAGAACTGGCATCAGTTGTTCTTGATGATGATGGAAATCCTCGGATTGATACGATTCGACCATATCCAGTGCCAGAAGATTGGGTTGATCCAACATTGGTTGAACTTGTAAAGATTGAATGTCCCGGCATAGAATCAGAATACGAACCATTCCTTGTTTGGTTTGAAGATCGAGTTGAGCGTCAATGGAAACAAATAACATTCTAAACGGATGAACGATAACACGACATTCACTGGAATTATTGGGACAACTACCAGTTTTACTGGATTTATGATTAGTTTAATGCCACACATTGAGGCTGGTTTGCGGGTTGGAGGATTATTTGTTTCTCTAATTGCAGGAATTATGACGATAGTTTATATGTTCAACAAAATTCGTAAACAATGAAACCAGAAAAAATCGCACTTGGACTTATCTTAATTTCGCTTGCATTTCTCGCAATGGCATTTTTAACGGGATGCGAGACACTTGGAATTTCTCTACAGACAGATTTTGGGCGGTTAACTTATGAATTGCCCGAACCAAAAGGAACAAAAAAATGAAAATCGTAAATATACTACTTCAACGGCTATCAGAAAATAGCACATGGCGCGGCATTATCCTAATTGCTACGGCAGTTGGGGTAAGAATCGAACCGGAACTTCAAGAAGCTATTCTTGTAGCTGGACTCGGCCTTGTGGGACTTATCAATGTAGTTCGTAAAGGATAATGATTCCCAACTCCAGACCACAACAAGCCAAGGAAAAGACTCTCGCAATGGTAATCAAAGCGAGAATCGAAGATTTGGTTTGTTTGGTCGGAATTCGTGGATACTACTCAGAGACATTCCAGCCATCAGGCAATCAAAGGGGTATTTACGACGATGCGATCATATTATTATCTCCTTCTGTTCATGCTACATTTAACGCCAATACTGATCCTTCGGTTTTCAAGAAGGGTATTGCGGTGCTTAAAACGGGCGTGCATAGGTTTCGCAAAGGGAATCATGGGATTAGTAAACTCGGAGGTGGCTATCCAGCGTTGCGACCTTCTAACGCAAAAGAACAACTCCCTGTTACGCGAGATGGTGAAGGTGATTCGATGGGGATTGCGATAAACATTCATAAGGGTGGATATAACACAACAAGTTCTTTTGGATGCCAGACGATCTACCCATCACAGTGGGACGGATTTATAAATCTCGTTTATTCAGAAATGAATAGATACAACCAAAAGACAATTCCATATTTACTTGTGGAAAACGCTTGACTAAACCTAAACTATCGTTAACGATAAAACTATGAGTTGCGGAAATTCCAGAAGTTCTAAATGCAATCCGTGTGGCCCAAGCGAGGCGGCATTGAATGAGATTGTAAATCGTGCAGCTTACTATGCTCGTATTGCAGTTGAAGCATCTGGAGGTGCAACAGGTGGCAAGGCTCCAGTAGGTGGAAATACTTTTGGAGTATTCTACGAGAATGACAATGTAATGGCAACTGACTACACGATCACTACAGACCGCAACGCAATGTCAGCAGGGCCAATCACAGTAATCCCCGGAGTTACTTTAACAATTCCATCAGGGAGCGTTTACACAATCGTATAATATTATGTCATTAATACTTGACGGAAATTCTGGAATTACACTAAACGATAAAGGTGTTAATTTGCCTACAAATATTGTAATTACTTCAGGCACAGGTTCACCCGAAGAAGTTGTTGCAGCACCTGTCGGAAGCATTTATACTAATATTTCTGGGGGAGTATTAACAACTTTGTATATTAAAACATCTGGAGCAGCAACAACCACTGGATGGACAGCTAAATAATACTATGAGTCTCATCAAAGCAAACGCAGTCCAGATTGGACAATCAGGAACAGCAACAGATAATTTCACGCTGGCAGTGCCATCGTCACCAAACGGCACGATTAAGCTGGCACGGGGCAATTCTGGCGCAACTACGCAGGATGTGATGAATATAAGCAACACTGGCGTTGTTTCGTTTCCACAAGGGTTTTCTACAGGTAATATCACAACTAACGTCACTGGAAATCTAACGGGCGATGTATTTGCGAGTAACGGCACAAGTAAAGTTTTAGAAAATGGAACCAACGGAACTAACGCTACCTTTACAGGAAGTGTAAGTGGAGGAACATTGTCTGGCAACGCATCGAGTGCTACGGCTCTTGCTACTGGCAGCACAACTGCGCGTTCGTTGGATAATCGTTTTGCTGATATTTTGAATGTAAAAGACTTTGGTGCAGTTGGTAATGGGAGTCCGAGTGATATTGCTGCCATTCAAACAGCAATGGCATATGCAATTTCTACTGGGAATAAAATAATATTTCCATTTAGCGTAACAATTAGAATTCCTACAGATGCACCCGATTTGCAATCCGCATTAAATGCAATAAGCGACTTAACAAGCGTCCCAATTATTATTAATATTGAGTCTGGTCATATTTTAACATCAGGATTTAGAATTACAAATCGAGATTGTTCTTTTATCAAAATAAATTCTTCTGATCCCTTTGTTAATGTAAGCCCAACAATGACATTAGTAAGTAATTCAGATTTAAGTTCAGATATTCCAAGGTCAACCCTAATTGCATTTTTGGGTGTTCGTTCAAAAATGCCAACATGGAATATTTTGGTAGACATGAGTGCCGTGTCATGCGTATCAGGATATGAGCTTGATTATGCTTCTGATGGAGTCGTTCTTCCAACTAAAGGTGTTAAAAATACTTCTTTTTCAGGACTTCCTATTAATGGATGCAATTGCCGTATTACTTCAAACAGTAGACTTCAAGCCGCTCTAACAATTTGGACTGGAGCTAAAGCTGGAAATGTAGCCGTTTCGCTTAATGCTTTTGCAAATTTTCAAAATGCTGATTTAAGTGATACCGACAACGAAGCGTGTTTGGACGTTTCAAGAGGGTCAATCGTTCACGCTCTTCAAGCAAATGTTAGCAATGGATCATATGCAGGTGTTTATGTTAGGCGTTCATTTTTATCATGCCAACAAATAAATCTATCAAACTGTGTGTTAGGAATATGGGCATCATCAGGTTCTCATGTTGCTGCGGTAGATGCTACTTTTGATGGATGCACACAAGATGTAAAGTGTGAAGGCGGGTCTATCATAGGGTTGAATAGGGCGTTAAAATCTGGAGTAAATCTTAATCCACAAAATAGCGTAGTGCAAAATGCTACTTCAGGAACATCTGTTGCAAGAGCGTTTAATATTTCTGGTGGATACGGATTGATTGCATACGCAAATAACTTACCCGGAAATGCTGAGTATTTAACTTCTGGATCAACAGTAAACATAACATCTCTAAGTTTACAGAGTATTGCTTCTCTTGCATATGCTACCGCCGCAACATTTACTGGTGAAAAAAGGTTAATTTATGGTGGAACTATTTATGGCCCTGATATTGGTATAAGAATTACAATTGATGGTGTAGTAGTTATGAATGATGGAGCGCGAGTTTTGGGCAATGATAGTGCTAACAATACATTATCTGTTATTCAAATTCCACCATGCAAATGTGAACAATCTATTTTGATTGAAGCGCATAATCGTTCATCATTACCAACAAATATAGGTTGGCGCATTTATCACAGTCAAGCACTATAAAATTAGCATTTAAATTTAGAAAAAACAAACATGAGCGCAAACATTAAAGCATCAGTAGATGGAACACAAGCAATCATCGGCGTAGGTGGCGTTGACCAGATGTCTGTAAACAACCTTGGCGTAGTGACGGCAAATAATTTTGTAGGACTCAATAACTCCAGCGTTACGGCTACTGGATCGACTACGGAAAGGACATTGGCTAACAGGTTTGCTGATGTGGTCAATGTTAAAGATTTTGGAGCGATTGGTGATGGAAGTGTAAATGATACTGATGAAATTCAAGCGGCAGTAACATTTTGCAATACAAATAACACAACACTTTATTGGCCCGCCGGTACATACAAGACTACTGCGAGCATTTCAAATTTTCATAATATTCATCATAGTGGTGATGGTATAGTTGAAAGAAGTGGTAATAACTGGTATATTACTCCAAAAGGAACTCAAGAGAATGTAATCTATTGTTCGTCTTCTGGCAATTCAACAAACGATGGTCTTTCATTAACTGAATCCTCAACATTTCGTGATTCTTTTAAAAAGCTAAATAAAATAGCGGATCGCTCTCAAGATGGTATTTGGAGAATACAAATTTCTGGATCGGTTCAAGAAGATGGTGTAAACCGAACAGAGTTGTCTTTACCATCATTCAAAAATCAATTGAGAGTATGGGGAAATGATGTCTCTACAAATGTTATACCAACTACAATAATAACTCCAATTCCATCCAGAGCTGTTAGCTATTGTTTTTGGTTTGACAATACTCTTGGAAAATCTGAAAATTTAAACATTCATCTTAAAAATATTAAATTTTCAAACTGGGATGTAAGTGGAGGAGCTATTGTAATTTGGGGGGGCGGTGATATTTTGGTCGAAAATTGCGATGCTGACAATTGTAATGTCCCATTTTGGTATCGAAGCTGTACATATTTGCAACAAATATATGGAAGAATTACAAATAATACAGAGTCTTTTATTGTTCAGTATCATACAGTTGCAAACCTTGGAAATTTAACCACTGGAGGTATATCATTTACATCAACTCAGGGTATAAATGTTGGCCGTATGGCTAATGTATATATACAAGGATGCACATTTACAACAATGAATGAGTGGTGCATTGATGTAAATAGGTGTTCAAGAGTAAGAACGCAAAACAACAATTTTGTAAGTTGGGGAACAGATTTTAGTGCTGTTCAAGTAGATACAAACGGTGTATGGACTCCAGATAATTTTTCAGGTTATCCAGATATTTATCCAACTTTATCAATAAATAACCCAGCATATAGAGCACAAAATGGTGGAGTTCATTCACATATAGATAGAGGCCCACAAAAAAGCCGACACTTATCATCTGAAAATTTATTAAGTTTAACTGGAACATTATCACAAACCTTACTTTCTAGTTTATCCTTAGCTCCATATCTTGGAGAGTGGATTCCGTTTAGACTACCTGCATTTTTTTGTTATGGGCCAAAATATAAATTAGAAGTAGAATTAATATTTAACTATACATCTGGATGGGGTGGAGAAATAGCATTACACGGCGGGGGTTCTGGATCAATTTCAAAAATGGCAAATATCAATTTTGCTCCATTTGCAACGAGTGGATCAGGAACATTAAGATTTACAATTTGCAATACAACAGCATCAATGGCAAGATTTATTGCTGAATATCAAGGTGATAACGGAACATTATATAATCAAAATAACACTCCATCGCAAGATATAACCACAATACGAACAAATTCAGAAAATTTAATTTTGTGGAGGCTATATTGCACTCCAAGCGATTCTACAAAAACAATTACTTTTTCAACAATGAAAACTTATGTGGAAGCTTAATTAAAATTATGTATATTATAGAAGAAACAAAACAAATATTTAACGAACCCAATATGGTTGTTTGTAATTATATTACAAACAACAATTACTCTGTTGCTTTTATTGAGAGGGAAATTGAAAAAAATTTAGATGGAGAAGAAATATTAAATCTAACAGAAGAAGAAAGGTTTGTAGCAAAAGATAAAATTAAAAAGTATTTGTATAGAGAAATTTCCGACCCTTTGTTTTTTAAAGCTCAAAGAGGAGAAATTGCTACAGAAGAATGGATGTCAGCTGTCACAAAAATAAAACAAGATTGGGAATGAACTGGCCGTCCGACTTCCCAAGCAAACATGACAAACCCGAAGATTACGAAAAGAAAAAATAAACTATGAGCTACTGCACGCCATGCCCACCATGCGACTCGGAATTTCCGTTGTTGTGTGAACCACTTGAAACAACTGCCAATGGCAAACGATTGGTAGTAGAAGACTCTGCTGCTTGCCAAAAAACAATTCAAAGTCCAGTTTTACAGCAAGTCTTGAAGACTGATGGAGCTAATAATTTGACTTGGACAAATGGAACTAACAGCACGGTTCTTGGAAAAGACTCTACTGGTAAAGTTGAGTTTGCTACGCTTAATAGTGTTCTACAGGCTAACCCAGTTAATCTTGGTAGCCAACCATTGACTACTACTGGAGCAGTCTCAACTGGAGCAGTCTCAACTGGAGCAGTCTCAACTGGAGCAGCAAGCGTAGCATCGTTAACTTCTACTGGAGCGATTACAGCAACATCAGCAGTATTTAATAATTCATCTTCATTTAATGCTGTAAGAATTACTCAAACTGGTAGTGGTGCAGCATTGGTTGTAGAAGATGAAACTAATCCAGATTCAACTCCATTTTCAGTTCAATCTGATGGGAAGGTGCTTATTGGAACAGATACTCCTTTTACGGGGTCTAATTCAAAGTTACAAATTGTTGGATTTCCAAGATTAAGACAAGCTTCCAATGATGATTCTGGAACAGGAATTCAATGCGATAAATCAAGAGGAACTATTGATTCTCCTCAAATCGTTCAAAATGGAGATAACCTTGCATTCTTGCAAGCTGCTGGATTCAATGGAACCGACTATCAATCAAACGCAAGAATTTTTCTTGAAGTTGATGGCGTTCCAAGTTCTGTAAATATGCCGGGTAGAATTGCATTTTACACCCGTGAAACAACTTCATTGACAGAAAAAATGAGGATTAGCGGTAATGGCAATGTTGGTATTGGAACGACTGCTCCAGATACAAATGCAATACTTCAACTTAATAGCACAACTAAAGGATTTTTACCTCCAAGAATGACAACAGCGCAAAAAAATGCTATTTCTACTCCACCAGAAGGACTTATGGTATTCGACACGGACTTAAAGAGACTCTGTGTTTATAATGGAACGGGTTGGGATGACTTGACCTAATGCCAAGCGAAGGATCAGTCTTTGATGGATTTACAAGTATCATCGCGCAAGACGCAGATACTCATCCATCGTATTTGCCTGAGTCTGTTGTATCAGAGTCGGTAAACAGAACCTTTCGAGGTGGCATCAACCGAACAAGGCCAAGTATTCGGAATATTCCAATAATTGCAGGATCGGGAGAATCTGAAACTATCGTTAACGATATTCAAAATGGCAGTTTTCAAGGGGCGTATCCATATCGAGCCGTAAAGTATGGTTCATCAGACGGAATGGTTTTATCAGTATCTGGAGTTATTTATTTCTTAAAGATAATAAACAATACAGCATACGCCTACAAGTTGATTGAAGGTAATGATCCGGGCATGATGCACACATGGTTTGTGCAAGCTGAAGATCGAGTGTATATCCAGAATGGCTATCAGAATGCCATAACTTGGGGAGGGATGTTGAATCCAATTGAGGCAACTCAAATAATAATTGAGCAACTTTACGAAATAACAGAAGTGGGAACAACTGATTTTACATTGGTTGGTGCGCCATCAAATACAGTTGGAGTTACATTTACAGCTACTGGAGTAGCAACTGGAACAGGAAAAGTAAAAGAACTTGCTCGCAGGTTAAATCCATTTCAAAAGAAAATGCCGATTGGCACGATCATGGAGTATGCGTTTGGCAGGGTATTTGTATCGGACAAATTCAATCAGATTTACGCTTCAGACATTATCTACGGAAATGGGTTTACGAATACACTCAATACCGAGAACTTCACTGAGATAGGATACTGGGCAGAGGGTGGTGCGTTCTCAACTCCAGCCATGATGGGAAACATTACAGGGATGAAGGTAATGCCAGAACTTGGATTGAATCTTCGCGGCCAAGGTCAACTTGTAATTCTAACTGGTAACGGAGCGTTCTCAATGGATGTATCTATTCCGAGGTCAGAATGGAACACATCAAACATCCAGCGTATTTCACTCCTTGGGCGCGGATGCACAAGCCCATACTTAGCTTTGGTAAACTCTGAACTTTGGTTTAGGTCACACGATGGTTGGGCATTTTATTCAAATACTCAATCTGAGTTCAATAGATACTTCTCGCTTCGTAAACTATCAAGGGATGTGAACAAGTGGGTATCAAATGATACTCCATGGCTGAAGCAATTTGCTTCTACGATGTTTTTCAACAACTACCTTATCAGCACAGTTTCTCCACAGACCTACCGAGCAGAAGGTGTAGAAGGTCTGAATAGGTATCATCGCGGAATGGTAGTTCTTGACCTTGACCAATCTTCAACACCTGCACCAGAT